GCCAAGAGGATTACTAGGACTACCATCGTAAAAAATTGGTTCTTGTGTTTCCATAAAACTCTCTGTTTGAGGACTAGTAATAAATAGTTTTATTAAATGATTAACTCATATTTTCACCAGCCGGAAATAAAAAGGGTGACCTTTCGGCCACCCAATTTATTCTCACCGTTACTACGAGATTAGACGTTTGCGAGTCCGTCGATAACAATCTTACCGAAGAATTCTGGACGTACAACCTTCTTAGCGTAACGGGTCATCACGCCACGGCGTGGTGTGAAGTTCGTTGGGTCATAGACCAACGGAGTCATAATGAGAGGAATGTATGGTGCGTATACTGCGCCGGTTTCGAGGAAGTTACTTCCACGGAAGCCGAGGAGTACGATGTTTTCCTTCATGTATGGGTTCTTGTAGATGGTGTAGCGGTTTTGGAATGAACCAACCTTGGTTACGCCACCTGCGAATTCCATCTTGTCACCATCGGTTCCGGCCATAAAGCCTGGGATGGTTTCGAGGATGGTTGCGACGGTTGGTGAAACAACTGCGAAGTTTGCACCACCACGCATGGTGAGTTGGTGAATCTTGTTACTTACCTTTTGCATCTTTTGACCGAGGGTTTGGTACCAGGTCATGTTGGTCCATGCAGTTCCAGTGAAGGATGATGCTGCGAAGGATGAACCGTTCCAAGTAGTACCAATTTGTGCTGACCAGTATTCAGTGGTTGCTGATGGTGCTGCTTGAATTAACATATCGAGAATTTCAAGGTCGATTTCTGCTGAGATGTAATCACTCAACATTGCGGTTAATTCAGCTTCTGCATCAACACTGTGGTAAGCGTTCAAGTCTTGTGCGAGTTCTGGTGACCAGACTGCCTTCAACTTACGGGTCTTTGCTACGATGGTTTCTGAACGGAGTTCAAGATTCATTTCTGGAATTCCGATGTCGCCTGAACCAGTTGTATCTTCGAAGTCACCACGGGTGGTGTCTGTTGGTTGTTGACTGTAGATAACTGAGTTGAGGGTCTTGCCTGCTGCTACTGCGGTGTTAACGATGAATACAACGTTTGCACCTACAACCTTGGTGAATTCTGGAAGTACTAATGCACCGAAATCAACGATTGAACCACTTGGTACGAATGAACGTACTGCGAGGAAATCGCCGCGGGTGAAACTTGAGGTTGCTACGGTGTACTTTGAAAGACTACCAGTTGCAACGAATTCATCGTTGAAGTTTACATCTGAGAATGATGCAGATGCTGGTGCAGCGGTTAAACCAGTTAAGTTTTGGTCGTTTACTGTGTAAGCGAAGCGACCTGCGCCATAGAGGCCGCCGGTGTTTGAGTTACCGAAGGTACTGAATGGTGAGCCGAGGTTATCACCGTATACTGAGGTACCTGAGGTTTGACCGTTACGGGTGGTGCCGTACTTGAAGTCCATGTAGAACACAAGTCCTGAAGGAAGGTTCATTGGTTGGACTGATACGAAGTTCTTCGATGCGATTGAACCGAAGACCTTACGAACTAATGGAAGTGCAACGCCTGCCCATTGTTCACCAGCAGTTCCTGCTTGGTTGGTGTATGAGTTTTCTTGGAGGAGTTGTGATGCTTGGTTTTCAAGCATTACTGCCATTGCTTGCTTGTCATAACTCTTAAGGCCTTCGAGAAGACCTGACTTTTCCCACTTGCCCGCTAACTTGCGGGATTCTTCAGTGATTACCTTGTGTGCTGAACCGGCTTCACTGATAAGGTTCATTACGTCGGACATTTGTTATTCTCCTATGAGGTTAGATAAGACCTGCTAATTGTTGTAAACGCTTTGCAACTGAGTTTTCTGAGATAACTTCAGTTGTTGTCTTTGGTGCGGTACTTGGGGTTGCCTTACTTGCGAACCCTTCAGTCACGACCTTGGTTGTCTTTACTGCCTTTACTGCTTTTGCTGTTGAAGTTAATGTTTCAACAAGAACTGTGTATACCATCTTGACTTCACGAACTGAGGTTGCACGGTCAAAGTTTTCAATGACTGACACCTTTTGTTCGGTGGTCAAACCTTCCTTACGGAAGATTTTGTTGGTATATAAAAGTTTTGCGTTGAGAAGATTTACTTCATTTAGCTTGCCTCGTAGGAGTTGTACAGCCTTACGATATTCTGCGAGCTCTTTTTCAAGGGAAGCCATTTTTTCAGACTTATGCTTTTCCATTTCGTCTTCGGCTTCGAGTTCCTTAAGGATTGCTTCTAAATCCAATTCTTCTTCTTCGCCTTCTTCTTCGTGACCCTTTTCCATTTCTTCACCTTCCATCTTGTTTACATCTGATGGTTCGGTTACGAAAGTATTTACATCAGCTGCCTTTTCTGCAGCTTCTGTTCCGATGTGTGAAGTCTTAGCTGGAATTTCTGGCTTTTCGACACCAGCTTCTGGATCTTCTGCTGGATATGCTTCGTCTGCCTTTTCTTCTTCCTTTTCTTCTTCACCTTCCATGCCTTCCTTCATTTCTTCCTTTTCTTCGCCTTCTTCTTCGTGCTTCATTTCTTGGAGGTCGGCTTCTAATTCCTTGATTACTTCGTCAAGGTCGAAATCTGCTTCGGTCCAATCTTCGTACCATTCAGTTTCGCCTTCACCTGCGTCTTCACCACTTTGGTCATCTTCTGCTGAGTCAAATGCTGAAGCGGAAGGTTCCTTATTGTCTGAAGCACCGATATCTGAAGTTGCGAGATTCATGTCTGACTTGCCTTCTGGTTCGGCTTCGTGTGCATCAACTTCCGTTGCTTCGTCAGTTTCCATAGGCTTCTTTTCCATTTCTGGAGCCTTCTTTTCTTCTTCATCATCGTGTTCCATGCCTTCTGCTTCAGCACGGAGTCTACGAGAAATCATAGACTTGATTTGGGGTGTGAACGATTCTTCTAATGAAAGCTTTGCGTTTTCGATTGCAGTTTGACGAACTGCTTCTGCATCCGCAATTGCTTCCTTTAAAAGCTTGTTCGTAAATTCGAACTCTGCCATAAAATTGCTCTCCTATAAGGATAAAATGGCTATTCAAGCCATTAACGAGTATACATACAACAAAAATCACACCCCAGCAGAGGTGTACTTTAAATATATATTATCTATTTCTTAAAAACATCAATTTTTAGTTAAAACGTATTATTGTTCTTCTTTTGCGCCTTGCTCTCTTCTCGCTTTCGGCGACGAAGGGCGTCTTGACTTTTCTTTTGGAGTCTCTTGGACTTCTTCAAATAGAATTCCTTCTTCTTTAAATCCTCCATCAATTCAGCCCGTTTGACTTGCTTGACGAATTGTTGAAGGGCCCGTTCTAAATCAGACTGCTTATCACCTTTGACTTCTACGTACATACTACCTCCGTTTTACCGAGTAACTAATTGATATGCGATTGCAACCATCTTATTAACAGATTCGTTGCAGAATTTCTTTCTATTTTCTGGGGATAATTGGTGCATGACGGTGACCAACAACTTAGCGGTGTACCCGTCAATATAATGTTCGTCTACCTTTTGTGCCTTTCCGGTCTTGGCTACTTGTAAAATAGACTTCACTTTATTTTCCATATTGGTATGGAATCCCCACGGACCAACGTTAAAAATTTCTGGACGGACAGTTCTGAACTTTCTCATCAGCTCCCCAGCCTTTGCATTTGCTTCGTTTTCCGTGTTTGACCCATCTTCCCCGTTTAATTCTTGACCATCTTCACGTTGCTTATGGTGAACTAATTCGTGTGCTAAAGTACGCAACACATCAACGGGATGCCGTTCTCCCTTTACTACCACGATTTCATCAGTAGTAGGATTATAGGTACCAAACGACAAGTGTTGGGTAGAATATTCATTACCTTCGAACTTGATGTTCTTTGGTAATGAGTTCATACCCAACTCTTTTACAGCAAACTTAATAAATTCTTTTGCTAATTTCATTTTACTTCACTTAAGAAGTCATAAATAAGAGATTCAATACGGTCATACTTTGGAGAAACAATCGTCTTATTTTCGTTAATAAACGCCCCATGTGTGCTTGGGTTACTGACGATATCAAAGCAGATAAGACTGAAATCGTCTTGTACTTCTACAGTGCTTTCGCCCATTTGACGAACGGAGCCCATACCACGTGAAGAGACACCAAGACGAATATTATTCTTGATGAGTTCACGAACGATGTTACCTGATGGAGTGGAGAGGATTTCAATATTACCACGAACATCTTGACCTTCAAACCAGAGTTCAGTCACGTTGCAACAAACATTCTTCAAATTAACAACTGGACTTTCTGGATGGTCAAGTTCACCAAGTGCGCGACGTTGTGCGACAAAGTTCTCTTTGTAAAGACCAGCTTCACGTTGGAGAATTTCACGTGGATAGATACGACCGTTTTGATTCTTTGCTTCAGCACGTTGAAGAAGTACATTCTTTAACATTAGTGGTTTACTAATATCTGCTGCCTCTGCAAGAAGGTCTTTACCGTATTCGATGACGTTATATTCAACTAATAAGTTCTTCATATTACTTTCCTCTGATTTCCCGAATCTTTCCTGCGAGATGAATAAGACGAGCTTCTAATTTGATAAGACCTTGTTGAGTACGACGATATAATGCTTCACTTGATACGTTCGATTCTTTTTGTAATCGAGCGTTCATCTTGATACTACGTTCGATTTCTTGAAGATTCTTATTGACTTCAGAAATAGCTTTTGCAATCTTTTGGGTTGGTGTAGCACTTTCATCCTTCTTATATTCGTGGTACCGTACTTTTGATTCAGCTAAGTTTTCTTTTTGAATTTGTTCAAGTCTATCTGCGCGGTGTTGTAATTCTTTTTCACCTTTATCTGTTAAGGTGTAACCTAATTGTGTGGCGACATTCTTCATTTTTGCAATATTCTTTGTAATGTTACCACGGAATGCTTTCGGAGTTAAATAAGCTCCTGCACCAGCGGATGTACTGATTTCATCTAGCTCTTGTTCAAGAACCTTACGGATGAACGCTCTAAGCTTTTCTTCGTTGGTCATAGGGACTTAAGCTCCTTAAGAATTTCATATGCAATTAACATTGCGGTCATATGATTTTCCTTGATGACCGATGCTGATTGAATTTTTTGTAGTTGTGATACAATTTCGGCTAACTTAATACGAATGACCTTATCGGTAATCTTTTTGGACTTTTCACCGATTTCTTTTACTAACCGGCGACTTTCGGTAGTAGTATATTTCTTTAAATTCCCAGTATTAGAGATATTATAGATATATTCTTGGAGAAGTTTCTTTTGTGCTTCGTCCAATCCCTTATACTTTTCATTGAAACGTTCGATTAAAATTCTGTAGGAAAGGAAGCGAATGTCATCTTCTTGACTACGAATGATTGATGCCAATTCGTTATGTTCCTTGATTTCTTTTGCAGAAATTTTGCCTGACAAATGTTCTACAATCGTGAATTGACTACTAGCTAATTCTTCAATGGTGGTTACATCACCGATACCATTTACTGCTGCATCAAAACTCTTGTAGATAGAAGCGTAAATCTTGTAAGAAGGAACACGTGCGGAGAAGAATTCTTTGAGGTCAAAGTTCTTCTTGATTTCCTTAATTAAATGGTATTTTTGTGCATTTAATACGTTTTGGTCCAGATTCTTTCGTTGTTCAGTAACTAACTTTAATAATTGGAATGCCTTTTGTTCCGAAAGATTTTGAACATTGAAAAACGCCCGATACAGCATCAATTCTTTTCCAAGTTCTTTCTTGGAGTTGAAGAATTCACGCATGAGTTTAACAGCGACACTATCCTTCTTGTTTTCCATCACATCAGAAGTGATTTGACGGACCAGTAATTCAAAGAGGATGCCGGTGTTTCTCAACTTATTATGTTTTATACTAGATTTCATAAGAAAATCCGCCGTAAGTGAAAAAATACCTTATCATATATTAAATAGTATGAAAATTCTTAGTCCGTTAAATTTTGGTCGATTTCTAAGATATTTTCTTCATTTAAGATACTGCTAGTTTTTTCTGATTTAGTTTCCAACTGTTTAATAAGATTAGAGATTTCAGCACTTTCTAATGATAATGGGGACTTCTTAGAAGGTTTACGTTGTTGGCCGACCCGTAATGCACCAAGGTTTTCTCTGTGACCGAGTGGGTCACGACCACGGGGGTGACTATCTTG